GCGGTGTAAGGGTGTCTTCTTTGGCGACTTGTTCCGCGCCAAGGCGCGACTGGCGCGACTCAAGGGCCACGTCAGCAGGAACAGGGTTATCCACACGATACCTAGGATTATTATTGACAATAAGGTTAGCAGCGTTTTTAGCTGCAGCCAGGCCTCCTTCATCAGTCAGCTCCTCATGCACAACCAGGCCTTTTGGATCAACAACCTGGACTGCGGTAGAGCCGTAAACTGGCTTCCCGGCGGAGAACCCCAGCGCGTGCTGCAATGAAACTTCGTCGGCACCGCTCGCGAGCACCTGCCGCACAAGAGACATATCCGCGGATATGACCCGACCGCGCTTCGGTATGTCCGCGAAGTAGGCTTTCTTGCCGTTGACCTTGAACATACCGATACCGCCACTGTCTGTAGGCGGCGGGCCGAACTTCTGTTCAGCAGAAACCCACATGGCTTTCTTACCCGTGGTGGGGTCTAGAGTAGCATTCAACTGCGCGGTAAGCGTGGCCACGGATTCGGGGCTTGAGACGTTCTCCAGCGCGCGGTCGCTGACGCCGGTCAGTTCATTATCAACCTTAGTCGCAACGCGTGCGTCCGCGACCTTCTTGACAATAGCCGACGCTGCGTTGACCGCGCCAGCCAAGAGCGAGGCCATATTCGATGCGGGCGGTGTGCCGGGGGCAGGGGGAGGAGCACCGGGAGCAGTAGGAGCACCGGGAGCACCGGGAGCGCGAGTAGGGCTGGGTCTACCGCCTGCACGAGCAGGAATAGCTGCGGCCACGGCACCACCGGCACCACCAAAGGCACCGCCACCGAAGAACGCCGCGAACGCACTCTGCGCGAGACGCATCTGCACTTCTTCATCCGCGTACTGTGGGTCTACCTCTTTGCGCTGTATAATCAGTCCGGCTTCTTGGCCGACCTCTGATGCTGTCCCAAGCAGTCCCGATACCAGAGCCGTTTTGCCAACCTTGAAAGCGTAATCTTTCAGGAGACTCTTGCCAGCCACACGCGCGGTTTTCTCCAACGCGAGCGTCTTGAGCGCGAGCAAGATAGCACCCTCGCCACCAACACCGATAGCCGCCAGTGGCACACCGATAGCAGCCGACTGCAGCGCGCGTTCGCGTGTCAGTGGTACTCCGGCCTCGTCGAACTCTGCGAAACTCTCGCCAGACATAGGCACATATTCAGACCCGAACGCGCCTGCGACAGCACCGACTTTGAAAGCAGGCGCTCGACGTATCATACCATACAGACCAGTCGCCACGGCTTCTTCAGCCGTGGTCAGCGCCCCGGCCCTGAGCGCCGCCCGCGCCGCGGTCTTGGCTGCCGCTGTCTCAGCGGACTTAACCGCTTGCTCCAGCGCCATCACACGGATCCGCTTCTTGACGATATCTTTCACGAGCTGGTTGGTGATCGTGCCTAGCGCGGCCTCTCCGCTCAGCTTCGCTACGGCAGCAACACCACCTGTTGCAAGTGTAGACGCGATAGCGACGAGAACTGAAGGCGTGATCTGTCCAACAGACGACACGGCCTGCTCGATGAACCCGCCGAATGACGGGGCGTTCATGAACTGTTCGAAGTTATGCATGCCCTCTGTGGCATGTGCGCCGAGAGCTTCTTGTTTACGCGCGGCTTCTATGCGCCGTTGCGCGGAGCGATCTTTGCCCACGATGGTATCGACCATAGCACCGAAGTACTCGGCGTCGGCGTTCATGCCATGGACACCACTCGTCACGCCAGCCCCGAATACTTCCCCTATGTTGCCCGGCGCGGTTTTAACATACGGGGTGGGGCGTACCTGCTTAACCATCGACGCAATCAGAGGCGTGGTGTCGCGATACGCCGCGAAACCCTGCATGATCGAAGTATCTCTGTTTGCTTTAGGAGCGGTGGTGCCGCTGAGTATACCGTCCACGTAAGACGTATCTACTCCGGTGGCTGCCGGAGCAGCCAGACTAGACTTTTTTCCAGGTAGCGTGCCAGTTGGTCCCTCTAATTTGGTGTACTTGGCAGACCACTTGTTGGCGAGGTCACCGGCAGTGGCGTTCTCGTCGACGCCATTCAGCAGTGCCTGTTGTCTACCGACAACGTCCACCGCTTTGCGAGAGGGGTTGCGTAGGAGTTTGGCTGCGCCGCCGCCGCCCTGCTGGTGCGCGAGATACAGGTCCGAGCCCGTGGGTTCACGGCCTATTTTCTCGCGGAGATACGCTTGGTTCCGTGTGGCTACCTTCGCCGCGCCTAGCGCCGCCTTGTAGGGGTCGAACCTGTCTGCTTCGGTCGGCGTGTCGTAGTCAGCGCCGAACTGTTCCATGATCTGCCACGGGCCGCGCGCAGACGACTTGGGGTTTACCACATTCGTGCCGAATGCGCTCTCGATGTGAGCCGAGTTACGCAGGAAGTCTTTGGGTAGATTCGGGTACGCCTTCTCGGCGGCATTGATAGCCGCGTCCATGTCTTTCGCCGACACGCCTTTTGAGTAGTCTTTTTTAGCGTCAGTCATGCAGGGCTCCGGTCGGGGCTGCTCTAGTCGAAGGCTTCGTTTTTCTCTATGAGCTCAGCGACCCGTTTGGCAATAGCTTCGTCCGTCACTTGGACGCCCTCTTTGTCTAGCTCGTTTGCCGCCGTTTGACTATAGTAAATCTCCTTAAATTTACTCATCGCATCAGTACCAATAAGGGGTGCGAGCTGGTTCGCAGTCAGCACTGTCTGTGATGTGGAGCCGCCTTTAGTCATACGCAGGCGTATCTTTTTGATAGCGCCGGTATCTTTGTTAAGCTCCACATCAAAATTGTCTTCGAGGTGACCCATGCCAACTTGAGCAGGATCGCGGAAAAAGTTGACCAGGAATTTGGGGTCCAAGAACCCGGCCTGCGCGCCTTTAGTGGCGTAGCTACCGAGCATAAGTGTGAAGCCCTGCAACCACGTCGCGCGTGCTGCTTTGCCTTGAGACGACGACGGCGGTGCCAGAAGTTTGGTCTGCATACCGGCCCACGTAGAGATAGCTTCGGGGGAGGGTCCTTTACTAGCGAACTCCCCGGTATTTTCTCTGAGAACACCCAGCATGATCTTACTAACATCCTTGGCTGCGTCTCCGTACGCAGCGCCGTCTTCCTGGCCCTGGTCCTTCACCACCTTCGCCACGTTCAGGTTGTAGTTACGTATGGACTCCTCGCGGTTGACTGCGTCTCTGTTTTCGGTGAGCTGCGAGTTTCTTTCTGCAGTATTGGCATTAGTGGCCTGGATAGCCAGAGCCGCGTCTGCGACGCGGGTAGCCTGCGCAGACGCGGCCACATCTCCTGTCTGGGCGAGGTTGACAACTTTCTGGAACACGTCCAACCGCTTGTCCATGTCCATGCTGGGGTCCGTGCTAGCCAGCGTCATCCCCATCTTGTAGATGTCGGCGGTAGGCATCTTGCCAATATCCTCAAAGGTCTTGACGCCAGCCGCGCGTGCGCGCTCTGCGAGATCGAGTTGTTCCTTTGCGCTGGGGATACCTTCGATCTCGCCTTTCAAGGCTGCACGCAGGTTATCGGGCGTGAGCTCGAACTTGAACGGGTTCGCCGCGGCGGGAGCTGCTGCCTTGGGGGGAGCTGCTGCCTTGGGAGGGGCGGCATCCCGCAGGTCTTTGTCTATAGAGCCCTGCAGCGCCGTGATGCGGTTATTTATATTTGAGGGGTGGATCATGCCGGATGCGTCTGCCTTGCCTCCCCACACCAGCACCAGCACCTTCCTAAAGGTAGGATTCGTTTTGGGATTGTTCAGAGCTTTCGTTGTCTGCTCTCGCAGCGCGATAAGGTTATCTAGCTCAACTGCGCGGGGCACTTTGAGTCCGTCGAGTTCTTTTTTAACGGCCTCGTACTCTTCGCTCAGCTTTTTGTTGGGCTGAACTGCCATACTGACGTCATCCCTATTGATACCTGTTTTTTTAATATACACTAGTTTCTTCGCCACCATAGCGCGTTCGATCTCGTGCTGCTTAGCCAGCAGCGCGCTACGTTTCTCCGAATACGCTTTACGCACCGCGAACGCTGCGTTATGCAGATTGGCGCCGGGCAGGCCAATCCGTTTAGGTTCCGGGCCAATCTGTTTAGGTTCCGGGCCAATCTGTTTAGGTTCCGGGCCAAGCTCTGACTTGGTGGCTTCCATCGCTTTCGCAGCTACTGCTTTCTGGATAGCAGATACGTCGAAATCCGGGTTGTCCTTGATGTACGCTTCAACTTGTGCGTCGTCCATATCGTCCACAACGTCAGTGAATTCGCGTATACGCCCGGGGTTGTCTGGGTCCTTATCGGCCTCATGGTCCACTATAGCCTTACGCATTGCGATGTCTGTAGCGCTCGCTATGTCATTCATAATCACTGCTTTGGACATCTCGTTCCCGAGTCCGCCCATAGCGCGTTTCTCTGCGTAGGCCTTACCGATCTTGTCCTTCAGCTGCGCTTCCGACAGCGTTATAACCACGTCGTCGGGGTCGCCCGTCCCGCGCTCTGTAGCGGGCACGATCTCTCCTTTGGCGTTTTTCAGATTGATAGTGTATCGCGCTTCTTGTTGCGGCGGCTTCTGTTGCCCGGGTACGATCCCTAGACCCATATTTGCCGCGCCGAGCTGGCTCTCCAACAGCGACGATCCTGGGTTCATCTGCTGATACATCTGTGTACCAGCCGCCGCAGACTCAGTGGTGACTGTCGGTTTCTCTGTGTTATCCGGCGAGTATGCCTGGTTCGCGTTGAACTTGGAGAACCCGGCGAGTTCAATAGGTTTGGATTTCCCTGTCTCGGGGTCCAGGGTGACGAGCGATCTCCTGTACTTGTCGCCAAGTAATTCAGTGGCCAGGTCGCGGTCTTCCTCGTTCGCCATCAACGCGTCTACGTCGAGCATGCCGTCTTCGGAGTTGATGTACCCTTTGAACGACAGCTTACCGAACAGTTCTTTATTCTTGTATTCCTGCTCCACATGCTCTTGCGAGCGGATATCCTGCGCAGCCTTGATGTTATCCAGGCGCTGTCCAGCCTCCGCAAGCCGCACGGATTTATTGTTCTGGATACCAGAGAGTAGAGACGTCAGCGACGCTGCAATAGTGGAGGCCATGCGGTGTTCCTAGAATGAGAATGCCATGATGGCCAGTGACGCCAGCGCGGACGCTGTGCCTAAGTTGGTGGCGTTAGCTTGTGTCCGTGCGTTTTTATAGGCGGCGTTACGCTGCTGCTCCGAAGCGGCGAGCGGGCTTAACTGCCCATCCACCGAAGTGTTGATGCCGTGGCCAATATCGATCAGCTTAGCTGTAAGCGTCGAGTTCAGGTCTTTCTGCGTCAGGCGCGCGTTGTTGATCGCGTCCGCCCCGCCGAGAGTGTTGGAACGCAGCAGCGCCGAGGACTGTTCTTTCTTCTGCATGGCAGTGAGGCCCACACCATACCGCTGCGCGTTGCGCTCAGCGATACCGCTCGTGAGGGCGGATGACTTGCCCGCGTTCTTCTTCGCCGCGTCAACGAGCGACGTGTCGTTGGCCGCGCGATTGATAAGAGTATCTTCCAGCCCCGTGAAGTTTTTGACGTAGTTATCGTACTCCTCGCGCGTGATGGCGGCATACGTGTCTTGCGCGCTCGCGCGGCTGCTAGCCGTATATCCGCCGTTCCGCCAGTCCAAGTCGTTGCCTTCAATGATACCCATCTGTGTGTATCCTTATGAATTATTCCAGCGAGCCGTGAGGCTGGTAGCACGTTTCGTGCCGTATATGAGTTCGCCAGTTTTGGGGTCTACGCCGTTCAGCCCTTGCGACGTGTCCACGATGCCCGGGGTCCAGAACGAGCTCTTGCCATTCTGGTCTTTCTGCGACATGTTTTTCATCCCGCGTACGGTCAGCGCCGAGCCCACCTCAACCGCGGCATTCATCATAGCTTCGCTTTTCGCCTGCTTGTTCTGCGCGGTGTTAATCGCCGTGTCTGCACCGAGGCGCGCAAGCGTAGACATACCTTCTGTCGCCGTTCCGACTAGTTTGTTGGCTTGGGCGAGGTGTCTGGCACCCATATCATTCGAGTACGAGCGCCCCTTGGCCTGTGCGTCCGCATTCGCTCCTGTGAGCGCAGACGCCATATCGCCCTGCGCGTCTCTACGCTGGACTTCAGTCAGAGACAGGCTCTTGCGACCCGTGACCGCTGACATAGTGTCGTGGTTCGCGCGCTTTTCCAAGACTTTGGTTAGCGACCCGTCCTGTCCCTCAACAGAGGCTTTTTTCAGCAGCCCGGCATATTTCTGGTTGTACGTGTCGTACCGGCTTCTGGCTACCTGCGAAGACGCCCGTTCTTGCGCGCTCTCTCTGTAGTCGCTTTTCTTTGCGCTAGCCATCAGACTACCTCTCTTACGTAGGCGCGTGCCATGACCTCAAAGCCTAGCGCGCCGGTATAATACGGTTCGAGTTCAGCCACATCAGACCAGATCTCCAGGTCTTGGCACCCTAACTCTTTAGCAACATCATCGAAATAATTCAAGTACTTAAGGAAGGCCTTGCTCCCTCGTTTGTAAGTATACCCTATCCACACAAGAAGTCTACGTCTGCCGGACCAGGTGTCGGTGACCGCTTTGGTTATGGCGAACCCCTCTGGTACGAGCCACAGGTCCGCCTCACCGTTATAGCACTCTGTGTATATGTGCGTCGGCCTCCACTGGAGGTGCTTGTTAGCGGCCAGCAGTTCTTCCAATGCTGGTTTGACGCGATACCACTCTGTTCTGATATCACCTAGTTCGGGTCTAGCGTCGGCGTGTGACGTATTTACCACTCGTAGATACCTTGATACTGGAGCCAATTCCGCCGTAACTGACGATAGGAACGATGGGGTTATCGGCCTGCCGGGCGCGAATCTTGGCTGCGTTGACCTGTTCTTGGAACATAGCGTAGTAGATAGAGGCGGTTTTGAGGTCCGTCCAGTCACGCGACGGCATACGCAGCACGCGCGCGAGCGTCCCGCTGACGATGGTATCCCAGTAGTTATTAGCGACCTCAGTGTCCATGGAGGTGGTCGTGCGGGACGGCTTGAGGATGGCTCTGACGCGCAGCGCCGAGACTTCTGCCGTGCCCGGGACTGGGAAGATCCACATAAGCGAGTTCGACTGTTTGACGAACGCCTGCGGCGTCCCAGTGTCGGAGCGCCAGTCGGGGAACCGCTGGTCTGCGAGCTCTTGGTTGATAGGCTCCAATTGGTAGCCCTTATAGAGGACGCTGATCATCCTGTGCAGAACGGTGCCGCTGGGGGCGTCGATGTCATATTCGTACTGTCCTGCGACAGTTCCGAACTCATCCAGCAAAAGTTGGTACACTTCGGCCTGTTCGCACAGCTCAATGATGGCGGACCGGACGTGTGACGTGATGGTCATGTCTGGGCAGTTCCGCGCATATGCGAGGACTTCGGGTACAAAACTGTCTAGCGGCGTGCTCATGTCTTATCTTGCTCCAAAGTTTCCGTCGCCGGGGCGGCGCTGGCCGTACACCTGGTTGGCGCCTGTATCCAGAACAGGGCCGATGCGGCGGGACAGGTTCGGCGTCGTGAGCCCATCCAGAGCCACTTTTCCGCCGACAGCGCCCATAAATATACTGTAATGTGTCTTCGCTCTTTCTTCGTTTGCGGCAAACTCCGCATCTTTGGTATATGCGCGAAACAGCACATAGTCGACGATGGCGTTCGCGTAGATGTCCGGGACCGACACGTTGCCAGCAAGGGCTACGTCCGCCAAGTCCGCAGAATAGACGATCTCGGCCCACGAGGTGGTTCCGGCAACGCCGGGGAACACGTAGAAGGACCGCGGGTCCTGTTCGTCGTAGGTATAGTGTTTGATCGCGGTCGTGTGCGCCGCCTCGCCAGTAACCGCTGGGCTGTGCCAATCGGGGGCCTGCGAGTCGAGACTGTCGCGCTCCACGAGCCGAACAGCTCGCCTGCCGTCGCCGCCGGACAGTGCTGACATGTTACGCACGACGCGCAGGAGCCGGTTGCCAGCAGCAGGGATCGTTTGTCTGGTGCCAACGGCCAGTGCAATCACTGCTGTGGTCGCACTGGCGTCGGGTTTGAATAGTACGATCTCGCGCTGGGCGTCGTTAAGCCATGCGAGCAGCTCAGCAGCGGTCCAGCGGATACCTTGGGTATCCTGCAGCGTCACCTTAATCTTGTCGATAACACTCTGGACCGTGATGGTCATATCCGCTTATCCTATTGGTTGCTCGGCTTCTGTAGTGCGTCCCACGCCTGTTCGCGCTCTTCTGCGTTGACGGTGAAACCAAGCACGCTATTCAGAATGGTAGATTTAGGCTGCCCATCCGCACGGAAGTTATGTGGGTCGCCCGCGTTCAGCAAGTCAGTCATGGCTGCAACGACACGTTCGTGCCGTGACGGCGGCTCGACTTCTTCTGGGGTTTTGAGTTCTTTTAGGCGAGGTAGGCGTGCCTCGTCTGGGATAGCAGCAGCAGGCTGCCCTTCTTCGACGAAGATAGACGCTCCTGCCTTGATGCATTCGATAGCGATGCCCTCAGACAGTTCGCGCGGAACGTTTGCATCCAGGTGCACAGCCACTCCCGAGATGGTAGAGACGTGCAGGTCTTTGTCGGAAACAATCTTCATAGTAGCTCCTGGCTAGGTGGATGGAGCACTATAGCCACCGCAGTCGTGCAAAAGCAAGACCCGACCCCGCTTATTAGGCAGGGTCGGGCGCAGGCTTAGCCGCGAACGATGAACGCGCGCAGGCGGATCGTGCCGGAGGTCGTGGCCGTGCCGGAAGCAGCAACCGCAACAAGGACATCAATCGTATCGGCAGCCGTGTACTTGTAGTTGGCCGCAGCCGCAGCTGCCGCCGTAACAAGACCGGAACCGTGTTTGGCGACGCCGCCCGTCTGGCCGATGGTCGCGCCATCGATGTAACGGTCGGTATCGACGCCGTCGCCGACATCAAGAACGATGCCGGTGCTGGTGTCGAGGTCGGTTTCAACGATGAGTTGCAGATCAACGACGCGTTCGCCTTTGGCGACCGGAATCATCTGAATCACATCGTCAATAACAAAAGCAGCCGTGAAATTATAAACGGCTTCGCGGACGCCGATGACGCCACCACCGGGGGGGGTGAAAGCGTTATTCGCCACCACTTCAGCGGTCTGGAACGTAGTTGCCATGATATGGCTCCTTAATTGAGGGTTACCCCAGCCCTGTTAAGGGCTGGAGTGTTCCGATTAGCCTTGGGCAGTGTCGATGGCGAGAACGCCAAAGTCTTCCGTCGAGGCATTGTAGTCGCTGTAGAACTTCGGCTTACGGAAGCCGAAGATCTTGCCAATCGAGATACCCGACTGGTTCTTATAGTCGAAGACCTGCTCGTCGACAGACGCCGCGCCGATATCCGCCATACCAAGTGCCTGCGCTCCGCAGAACAGGGCGCGAGCACCCTTGACGTTTGCGTTTGCGCCCCACTTGTAGCCAGCCGCTCCGACGTTGCTGGAAGTGCCGGTCGTAGCGCCAGACGTGTTGAACACGTGGCGATACTCGTGGACCATAACGCCGTCGACCATGACAGACGAGGAACCGGCGAAGAGCGGGTTGCTCGAACCGCGCATGCCCGCGTTACGGACGTTGGCGAGGAAGTCAGCGTCGAGTTTGAGCGACGCCATCTGCTGCGGAGTGACGAACAGGTGATAGAGTTCGTCCAAGTCGCTTCCGCGCACGCCACGGATGAAGTTGTCCTTGGCGTAGGCTTTAGCGGCCACGATGGTCTTATAGCCAATCAGGTCGGTAGAAACGACAGCGGTCGTGTCACCAGCAGCGAGCGAGGTGCTCGACGCAACCCAACGACGATGGCGGTTGGCAGTCGGGGCCGTAACGTCACCCGCGAATTCCAGTTCCGACAGACGCTGACCGGCAGCAGCCGGGACGGGGCGTAGGGCTCCGTTGGTCTTGTAGGTGTATGCAACGCCCGAGAGCGAAAGGAAGCCCATCTGGTCGATACGGTCGGCCATTGCGTAGGCGAGAACGTCGCGCGATGTGTTGCGGAAGTTCACGACCGACTTCTGGTCAGCCATACGGCCCGCGATGCGGTTGGCAAGGCGCAGCTGGTCGATCTGGATGGTCAGGTCGAAGGAGCGCAGGGCCTCTTCGTTGCCTTCCAGCGTGTTGTCGCCAGTCGTACCGTCGCCCGACATTTCCGCGATAAGCGTCATGACGGCGCGGGTGCCTTTTTCGGATTTCGTGAGTTCAGAGACGCGCTGCACCATCGCGCTCGGGCCGGAGCCAGCGAACTTGTTGATGAACGACGCGTTCCGCGAGACGCGCCAGAAATCGCGCGACCAGGCGGTCAGCTGGTCGGAAGTGAGCAAGGAGAAGTTAGTAAGGGCCATAACAGCGCCTCCAAAAAAAGAGTGAGTTGGGGTGTTCACCACGAAGAACGTGGTCAGATCATCCCCGTTTCGTGGGGAGACGCTTGCGACTGAGTACGAGTGTCGATCTCGCGGTCTTTTTTGCGCCACCGCTGGCGAAAGGGTCAGTTACGGGCGTTTACGTGGCTGCGCACACGGCCTGAATTTCGTACCAGGCGGGACGAGTTGTATCTATAACAGCAGTTAATGCGTAGCGCAATAGGGAACATAAAAAAAACCACAGCAGTGAAGCTGTGGCTTTTTTGTCGTTCTGGAGGTTGGGTTAGTGCGCAGCCATGACATATGAAAGACCGGCCATGGCACCAATAGAAGCCCCTACGAGCAGCTCTACGTACACGAACGGGTCCTTGATGCTCTTGATGTGCGCCAAGACGTAGTTACCCAGCACGTAAGCGGCTACCCCACCCATTGCGCCGAAGATAAGGAAGAGCGGGGCAAACCACGACAGGTGGTAGGTGGCGACGAGAAAGAACGGGGCCGCGAACAGGCCGCGGTAGAACATGGTCCGCGCGTCCCGGCGCAGGGAGTCTTCGTTCACGCCCATATCAATAGAGCGGTTCCACCCCGGGAGACGGTATGTCAGCATGGATAGGAGTGCGGCAATGCCATACACCCACCCAAGCGTGACCGTAGCGACGAGGCCAAGCGCGAGCGCGGCGTAATACACGTTACGCCCCGGGAGCTTCTCGATGTTGGTATATCCAGAGAACCGGTTGGCTGCCGCGCAAAGCACGGCGAACAGGATGGTCGTGATCATTACAGGATATCTCCTCTATAACGCGCCAGCGTAGCCGCCGGAAGTGCGTTGAACTCTTCGTCCGACATATTCTCGATGTCGTGCGTCTTGTGCTTGGTGGTGCCGTTGCTCTGGCCTTGTATGTCCATCGGCTGCTTCGCAGCGGCCTTGACCTTCTCAGCCAGAGAAGTCTGCTTCTTTTTCGTCGTGACGACTTCGGTAGTAACCACGTCACCATCGAGGTTGTTAATCTTGACGACCACTTCGACGGCCTTGTTCAGCGCCTCGACCACGTTCATGCCGCGTGCTTGGTAACCCTCACGGATAGCAACGACGTCTTCCGCCAGCTTGGCGTTGAAGTCCTTGTGCTGGTTGTCGAACACGGGGAACATAGCCTCGATTTCTCGGGCCGCGTTCACCAGAGCAGTTTGCTCCACGGTAGCTGCCGAGTCACCGCCAACCTTTTTCGAGAATTCATACTGGTTTTGGGCTTTTTCGGCTGCGCGGATCTCTTTGCGAATACCAAGTGCTTTGTCTTTTTCGCCGTCCAGGACGTGCTGTTGGTATTCCAGTTCTTTTTCATCAAAATCGAAGTCCTTAAACGGGATTTCTTCGTCAGCGACTGGTGCCGCTGCCTTCATGGACTCAATTGTTCGCTGGAACTCTCTATTTTTGGCTAATACCTCATCGAGCCGCGACTTCGGCACCATGAGTTGTTTCTTTTTGGGCTCTGGTTTCTCAACCACGGCCTCAGCTTCTTCGGTCTCTTCGGCGTCGTCGGCTTTTCCCTCGACGACCTCTTCCTTGACGACTTCTTCTTTTTCTTCCGCGGCTTCGACTTCTTCTGCGTCTTCTTCCGCGACTACTTCGCCGAAGCCGAAGTTCAGATCGGTTGCTTCCGCGTGGTCTTCTTCGAAGTCACTTCCAGGCATCTTTGCGCTATTTTCCTGCTTTGCTTGCGGCATTCTTCTCTTCCTGCTTCTGGTTGTTCATGTCGCGGCGCACTGCCGTCGACATTGCGGTGGTGGCGATCCGCGTAGCGGCGGTGGTCTGGGCCTGATTGTCCCTAGACTGAGCGGACAACGTAGCCAGTTCGCGACGCAGGTCAAGCTCTCTCATACGCTGTTCGAGCTCAGTTTGCAGTTTTTGCACTGCAAGTTGAGGCTGAATGTCGGCTGTATCCTGCATTTTGGAGATATTGAGCGCCGCTTCCGACTTGAGTTTCTGGATCTTCGCGGCGAGTTCTTCGATCTGAAGCTGCAGACCCTGCATAGCAAGCTGCTGCTGGAACTGATCCATTTCCTGCTGCTCGGGCGACTTCTCGACGCCATTCTGCACGCGGATACGTTTGGCCAGCTGCGCCTTGTCGGCAAGGTGGCTGTACTTGACGATGATGTCGTCTGGGATCATCACGCCTGCCTGTCGCAGCGCTAGCGCTTCGAGCAGCTGCGTGTCGTCGTACGAGTCGCGCGACGGCACTGTGCCGACGATGATGTCGTACAGGCCGACAGTGAGATCGTTTATAACATATCCCTCAGGCGTCTCCTGGTTCGCGACAACCGGCTCGCGCGGCTCCAGGGGGTCCTCTTCGTCGGTAATCATGACGATGCGTTCTTCGGTGTAGAAGTTCTGGACGAGGTCCAGCACCTTCTCTGCGAGGAAGTGGCGCGTCTTGCCTAGGTTATCCAGCGGTACCTGCATCATGATGGTGCCGCGCGCACGCTGCGACTGTGATTTGATTTCACTCTTCTCGCTGGCGTCAGCATTGAGCATAGACTCGTTGACGCCGGAGATGGTGCGAATGCTGGCTTCGGCTTTCTGCGACACACGGTCGAGGCCGGTGGGGATCTGGTTAGGGGCAATCTTCCTCGGCTCAGCGCGACCGCGGTTGTACTCAACGACAATACCGGTCTGCGCGCCGGAACGTTCGAGGTCCTCCGGCTTCAGTGTGGTCAGGGAGCCGTTCTCTATGACCCAGCCGCTGTTGGCTGTGGTGTTGATGACGTGGAGCTCCTGCGAGGAGCTCTTGTTCAGCTGTTCCTGCGGAGACAGCAGGTTGCGGATCATGCCGAACGGTCTGCCGCGACGGAAGTACGCGAAGTACGGGATGATGGAGAATGTCTTGTAAGGCGACCACTCATCGTGGAGCACTGTCTGGTCACACGTGACAGTCCATCTCACCCGGCGGTCTGCCCGGGAGATGATGCTCAGGCCGTACTTCTTGGCAAACTGTCGTGACTTCGTCTCGCTCCAGTTCTCGGGCACAGCGCGCTCGTCGCCTACCTGCTGGTCGACGAAGAACTCTCTGCGGGACATTCGGACGTGCTGGCGCTCAATGACACGCAGCCGCTTGATGTTACTCGCGTCTTTGTGGTCGGGTGCACCGGAGGGCTGCCCAGTGAAGGTCGTGCTCGTCTGGCCGAAGCGGTCTTCGCGCATCTCGATGGAGTCCGAGTCGAGCATGTTGCCGTTCTCGGCGATGAAGCGTAGCTTTTCGGCTACGGCAGCGCCGTACGTGGATTCAATCTCATCGATTGACATCCAGAACGTGTTGAACACTTCGTTCCATGTCTTGGGGTCGTAGTCTTTGGCGTCGGGGTCGAGCAGCACGTTGAGCGGATCAAGGGCGCGGATAGAGACCGTACCCTGTATGCTCTTGCTGAAGTCGATGCGAACGTCAAAGAACCCGCGTCCGTCGAGAATGACACCGTCAGCGAACACTTCCTGTTCTACCCAGGCGTACTTGTTGTCTCGCGCGATCTGGTCCCATACTTTAGACAGGATGTTCGCGGTGTCCTGCTTACCACCCTTGGCGGGTTTGAATCTGAGATCGACCCGGCGCGCAATCTGTTCCCCAAGAACAGTGTTGACCGTGGTGAGGATCATGTTAATAGTGAGGGCTGGACGACCGGCTGCGTCTAGCTCGGCTTTGTCTTCCGGGTCCCACTGCGCTCCCATATAGAAGTCATCGCACTTCTTGGCGATGGTCATATAATCAAGGTGTCCGTGGTCGCGGGCGCGTACGTACCGGTCCCACTGAGTGCGGGCGATCCTGTCGTCGTCTACCGTCTTGCGCTTTGTCGCCATGCTACGCACTCATCGCTGATTTCTTGTTACCCGGGTTCCGGGTAGAGATTGTGTCGAGAGTGTCCTTCCAGGATTTCTTCCTGACGACTCCGGGTTGCCCCAACGCTGCGTATTCAGTCATCATGAGTCCTATCCACGCAAGAGCGTCCACCTGGTCGTCGTGCTCTCCGTACGGGAAGCGAAGCAACTCAGAGATAAGCAAATCAACCCACGGTGCATCCTTGGGGAAGAACACTTTGCCTTGCTGCATACGCCCCTGGATGGCTCGTGCACGGGCCTCCTTGTCGCGTCTGCCCGTCTTAAGATCCAGGAAGAATGCCTCGTACAGTTTTCTCTCTTCGACGCGTTTTTCCAGGAAGGGACCGATGGCGCTTTCTATGTGGCCTTTCTCAAGACCTATGATACTGTGGCGCCAAGTCTCGTAACTATCGAGGACAGATTCGACGATCTCAAATCCGTCCATCCTTTTGCGAACAACATCAATTATATACATGTTGTCGAGGTGGTCAATGCCTATCGTAATTCCGACGGTGTAGTCGTTCCTGTCGTTTTTGCCGATGGCGAAGTCCCACGCGCCGTATTTACGCAGCCCATCGAAGTTAGTATCAGCCGCCACGTAGTGCCGTAGCATGTTCCGTGTGAAATACGCCCCCGTGTCTGGCACTGGGTCCTGCTGGTATAGCGCCGCCCAGTCGCGCGGGCCAACGGCTTTACGGATACGGGACAGCGCCTCTTCGTCGTAACGCGCCGGGTGCAGGGCCTCGCCCTTGTCACGGAACGGTTCGTCCTCGGTAGCGATAGCCGGGTATTTAACCACTACCCACTTGTCCCCACCCTGTTTTTCTGCCTCTAGCAGCCAACCGGCGAGGTCGGCGTCGTTCCAACGTGTCAGGATGATGAGCACCCCGCCACCGGGAGCCAGACGTGTGTATGCGGTCGAGGTGAACCAGTCAGCGATGGTCTCCTGAGTGTGCGCGCTCTCGGCCTCCTCACGGTTCTTCGTGGGGTCATCAATCGTCAGTACGTGCGCGCCCTTACCGGTGATACCGCCGCCCACACCGGCAGCTACGAATCCGCCGCCTTCTGTCGTGAGCCACTCTTCGGCTGACTGAGAGTCAGGGTCGAGCATAGCCCCAGGAAAAATGACCTGATACGCCGGTTCACGCAGCATGAAGCGTACCTTACGGCTGAACTTCATGGCCAGCGCGCCAGAGTATGAGCAGCTGATGATCTCGTGGTCCGGGTTGTTACCTATGTGCCACGCGGGGAAGCTGATACTCGCGAGCGTGCTTTTACCCAGTCGCGGAGGGCAGAACAGCATGAGTCTAGGCGACTTTTTGTCTGTGACGTCACGGCTGAACTGCTCCAGCCGCTGACAGATGTCCTTGTGCACCCAGCCCGCGTTATACTTCGGATTGAAACGCTCCACGAATGGTAGCAGGTGCTTACGCTGGAGGGCCCTGGCTGCTAGCTCTTTGCGCGCTGATTCCGGGCCAGAGGTCACTGGTTCTGGGTCGGAGTTCAGTTCTGGCGGCTCTTCGACCGTCTCTTCGTCGAGGACGTGGTCGTTGAGGCAGTATACGCACAGCTCTTCTGACCCGAACACATGGTCTGGGTATGTGGTCCCGCAGCCAACACAGGCTCGGTCAGCTACACTCGGAGTCTTTTGGACCATCTGAACAGCAATGCTACAAGGTTATTGAACTCAGCGTCATCAGGCGCACGCAAATTATTACCGAAGTCAGCGAGATCGAGCGGATGGTCAAGCTTTGTTGACATTTTGAATGGACTCCCCGACTTCCGTGAATTCACCCTCAACATGAGGCTCGTCCTCCATTCTTCGTCGGTTTGGCCGCTCTTCGCGTTTTGGAAGGAGGTAATTTTCGTCCATTCCGGCCTGTTTGAGCAGCTCAGAGTCCGGCATACGCTCCAACGCCCTGCTGGTGATGTTAACGTCCACCTTCTGGACCTTAGGCGGTGCCATTACACCATGGAGCTTGACCAACGAATCAATGACCATCTTCATTTCGGTCGCATCTTTAGCCGCGGCGTACGCGTCCATGTACATTACGTGGGCTTTTTCGACCGTGAACTCCATTTTGTCGCGGTTACGCTGCTGGAGCAGGGTAATCATACGCACAATGGGCTCTTTGGTGAGCAATGTGTTCGCCATACGGGTGCTGTAGCCGGATGCGACCGCCGCCTGCGACGCAGTCATACCCGATACGTACATATGCACGAACCGCTCCTCCTGTGTCGTCAGTGATTTAACCTGCAGACCCGCATAAGGGAGCAGCGTATCGATGTCCGCGGCGACGTTTTCGTCGAACGGCTCGATGGATGCTTCCAAACGTCCTTTTTTAGAGATCATATGTCCTGGCTCTAGGGTCCGGCTTGTAGGTGTTTGATCCACCAGTACATTGTAGCACGGTCCATGTCACTCTTGATGGAGTTGACTCTGGCACAGACCAACTGGACGTTCTTTTTTAGGTAACCCTCCGTTGACCGAACGCGGTCGACAGAGACATTGAAATCGTTTTTACCGGACCTATCTCTGTGATGGGTCATAAACAGGCCGGTCAGCGCACAGCGCCCTTCCTGCTTATTCCACAATTCCATAAGAAATTCAAATGTGAGGTCGCATTCGCGTTCGGCGCCCGCTTTTCGGAGCTTAATACGTACCTTGATGTCGCTCAGCTGCTTGGATATGAAGGCTTTCGGCGTGCCATTGCACTGGTCCATGTACCGGTTGACGCGGCAGGTGTTACACAGCGTGTTCCGCGCACTGAAGACTGCGTCAGGCCCTGTCTTGCTGCATACTGGGCATACAGGGTGAGCTTCTGCCATCAGTTTCTCTACCCACAAGCGGCTTTAAGTAACGGGGCTTCGCCAGGGACCCACTCGTCGTCGCCTTCTCCCCAGTCTTCTCCCCAGTCTTCTTCGACGTCTGGCGCCATATGCTTTCGTATCTCGTCCCCAAAGGGTCCAAGCTCGTCAGTCGGGTCCCGATCTCCGGGGAAACTGAGAATGTTGTTGGCCATGGTCTACGGTAACATAGCCAGGGTCCGTTGGCTAGGGGAATTTTATATAAAAATTTTTTGCTAATAAAAACAACAAATTAGTGGGTTATATCGCTCACCCATAATCTTACTGCCTCGCAGAACGCGACCAACTCGTAGCGTGGCGGGAGGCGCACGACGTTCGATTGGAACAATGAACCTAGTCCGCCCTTGGGTCCCCCGTTGGAAACAAGGACCCTCCTCGTCCCTCGTCGGGTTCGGCATTCGTCGAGATACCCGGACGGGGGTCGAGAGACCACCAACGGGGTAAGAGTGCGGCACCGAGGTGAGCTACTTAACCTAGCCCTCACCCCTCTGGGGTGAGGGTTTCGCATTGTTGATGTCATCTCGGGATAGGCCCGGCTAGACAACGGAGACTAACAGATGAGCAACTTCCTTACGCACACCCTCGCGGTCATTGGCCTTCAAGCGAAGGCCCTGAGCGCAGAGTGCAGCAAGCTTGGCGCGCAGGTCTCGGCGGAGATAGCGGTGCTCGAACAGCAACGCGCCGCCAAGCGTATAGAAGACGCCTTCGACTCAGCAGAGTTCGAGGCGTTCAAAAGGGCCAGACTGGCCGACGCCCAGCGTCGCACCGCCCGCTAACAGATCGCCCCCCACCCTAACCGGTGGGGGGCTTTTAGTTTAACGGCGGGCAACGAAACATGTGCACTAGCACATGTGCACTAGACCATGTGCACTAGACCCTGTGCACTAGACCCATGGCCTCCGGCCATGGGTCTTAAGCATTTGCTAATTGTTACCCGTTCACGGTCCATTAACCTTAGTTAATGGCCTATTAACTAAGGTCTATTGTTAACGGTTCATGAACCAGTGTTCACAGTCCATTAACCTTAGTTAATGGCCTATGAACTAAGGTCTATTGTTAACGATTCATGAATAAGTGTTAACGATTCATGAATAAGTGTTAACGATTCATGAATAAGTGTTAACGGTTCATTAATCGCGCCGGCAGGTCTATTGTTAACAATTCATGAATAAGTGTTAACGGTTAATGAATAAGTGTTAACGGTTAATGAATAAGTGTTAACGGTTCATTAATCGCGCCGGCGACATGGGTCGTTTTAGCTGGGCGCGAATCATTAATAAGTGTTAATGATTCATGGTTCGCGGCAGACGACATGTGTCACCAAAGCTGGGCGCGAGTCATTTTTTACATGAACATTTGACCATAGACCCTTGTTTTATAACGACTTTTAATAATAGTTAACAAACGGTCAATGTTACAGGTGTTACATTAACCGTTTGTTAATTGTTACAAGAAATAGTCAGTCTAAACAAGGCGTTAGACGCTTTGTAACAGTGTTACAACTTTTTCGTCGGCATCCCCATATAAAGCCCTATACGAAAAAAAGACATAGGGGTTCTAAACCAAATTAGACAATTAATCTGTTACAACTGTAACAAAATACCTACTATCCAATAACTACGGGCTATCCAGCCCTTCTGCGACAATCTGTCCATTCTGTACACAAGTGTTACAAAACGAGCTAGTACCTTGTTTTCATTACACCACGTGTTACACTTACAGCTCGAAAAATTAACGCGAAAACACGTCATTTTGTTACACCGTTGATATCATTATGGTTTTACCCTCACCCCTCCGGGGTGGGGGTTTCGCATTGTTTATGTCTTCTTGGGATCTCCCCAACGAAGCAACGGAGACTAACTTATGACCGTACTTAACAAGATGCTCTCCAATATCGATGACGCACTGCAAGTGCTTATGGTCATCTTCGTGGCAGCCACTATGGCTGGCATCATCTCACTCACCGACGGTGACTTAGTCATGGTCGTGATGCTCGCTATCATACTCGGCGTCACCGCCTCGGGGATGTTCATCACCATCCGCATACGCGAGAGAGTACTCCAGCTGTACAGCATGGCTCGCGGATAGCTCAGGCATCCGTGAGATGAACATCTAACAATCCCGATCACCCAGGCCCGCTTCACCTGAGCTACCTTACGGCTCCGCTCAGCGGGCCTTGATCATCACCCCAAAACCAGAAAGGCGAAGCCCTCACCCATCCGTGAGATGAACATCTAACAATCCCGATCACCCAGGCCCGCTTCACCTGAGCTACCTTACGGCTCCGCTCAGCGGGCCTTGATCATCACCCCAAAACCAGAAAGGCGAAGCCCTCACCCATCC